GTTTGGCTTGGAACAATCTGACCCCAGACAAGAACTTGTCCAGCAAACCCCGTAGAAAATACACCTGTGACATCAACATTTGCTCCCGCTGTGACAGATACTGAGCCAACCTGCCCCGTTGCAGATACGCCCGTGACATCGACAAGGTTGATGGTTTCAACATCAACTGAGCCTACTTGGCCCGTAGCCGCAACACCCGTCAGGGAGACATTGGCGTCGGATTGAACTTCTAAGGAGCCAACGCCTCCTGTGGCAGATACGCCCGTGAGACTGACATCAACACTGACTACAACAGAGACTGTTCCAACATCGCCTGTGGCAGATACGCCAGTGAGGCTTACATTGGCGGTAGCCGTGACAGTTGCCGTGCCAACTGCACCTGTGGCAGATACGCCTGTGAGGCTTACATTGGCGTCCGCAATGACAGAAAGAGAACCAACCTGTCCTGTGGCCGATACACCCGTAAGGTTTACATTGGCGTCAGCCGTGACAGAAAGAGAACCAACCTGTCCAGTTGCAACCCCAATATCAATCGCACCCGTGCCAAACGCACCCAGACCCCATCCTTGGGATCTAGACCATCCTTCAAAGGCTACGACTGCATCTACCATTGCTCATCACGCTATGCGAATAATGGCACTAGAAGCATCGTTTGTTGGGAAGATAACGGAGAATGTACCTGCCGACGCAGTTTTGTCAGAACCGAAGTCCAACACAACAACCGATTTATCGGCCTGCGTTGAGTTGTACAACAGTGCGCCGCGAGCGGTAAATGACGCCGTGGACCAAGAAGAATCGGCAAAGTCAGCAAAAGCTGTCGTGCCAGAAGACGACGTTGTGCCAGATGTCAGCGTGTTGCCACCAGCAACATACGCGGAACCCGACGTATTGGTCGTTTCACCAGACGTTGTGTACGCCGTGGTTGCTGCGGTAAGGGTTGCCGCATCGGTGTACAGTGCCAACTTGAATGTGTCAGCAGTTGTTGCAGCACGGACAACCGTTGTGCCGATTGCGTGGATACCGCTCAAGAGTTCAGTCTTAAACGATGTCGTCATAAAATTACCAGTGAAACTCATGATACCTTCTCCTCATGTTTAAGTACCCAAGGAGGAATGTTTCCGCCTCGTATGTTTGCTGCTGTTATTTTAGCACGAGTTTCAGCAGAATGCACGTACCCCGGACGCCAATTTTTAAGGCCCTTGTTCCAAGGTGGTTTATTTCCAAATAGAGTAGCTTCACTGTTTTTATGTACGCCACGCCTTATCGCAGATTCGCTCATTTGTTTTTTAGACTTATCCGCGTACTTAAAACCTCTTCTCATCTCCGCAGCTTTTTTACGTTCAGATGCTACAATACGGGATTTGTATCCGGGGATTCTCCCCATCGCAACAAGTGCATACCAATTTCCCTTTACATCTGGAAAAATACGAACCAGTAACTTATGGCAAATAAAATGTTCTTTTGCTGTCAAAAATACAATATTATCTTTTGTATTTAACCCGTCCATACATTTTGGTAAAATATGATGTTTTTCAACATATTCTGTTGGACGCTCTCTGTCCTGCGCCCGTTCAACTATATTATTGTAGGCGCGTAGATAATTCATAGTTGTTTTATAAGTTCAGCTAATTGTGGTTGACCAGCTTCTGTCACCAGATGACTGACCGTGGATCTGTCGCATTGTATAGCACGTTTCATGTAGTGCAGTATAACCTGTTCTACCTGATTTTGAAATGCTATTGCTTGACCTCGAATTACATCCGGCGCAGTAGCCGATACATCGACAATCCTCTTCGACGCCTGTTCCGCCCAGAACTCAGGAGGATGGCCTCCGTTGTCCGACGTAACTACCTCAACTGTAAATGTTCCGGTTTGCATCGCTGGGGTAAACATCAATTAGCCTTCACTCTGATAAGACCATCACGATAAGCATCGTCGTTCTCACGACCTTCACCGTAGTTCTTGAGACGGGTAAGAGCCTCAATAAACCGTTGATTGTACGTGTTAAGAAGTTCGTTCTCACCCTTCATAAACGTATAAGCCTCTACCAGAGATCCATACAAAAGGGCTTCGATAGCATTGTCCCCGAGCCATGTAGTTGCTCCGGTCGTGATGCTGGCGGGCTTGTAGTAATAGTGGATCTCGGCAGAGAACGCGGCGTTTGGCACAGGAGCGATCAGGAAGTTGTCCTTGTCAAACAAGGCGTAGTACTTCGGAATACCCGTTGCTTCGGTCGGGTTATACTCCTGTAGATACTCCACGTCCTTGTTCAATAGGATAACCTTTGACCCGGACGACGTGATCATCAAGCTAAACGGTGCCAGAAAATCTGTCGGGGCTGTCAGATACTTATTTGAGGCAGTCATCGTGCCAGTGGCATTCTTCCTGAAGTCCTCAAGATCGACGGCGTAGAAGATGCGTTCTTCAGCACTCTGGATAAAGTTGTCGATGTTCGCCGAGAATGTCGTCTCGTCGTACTCTGTGTAGTCCTTGATGGCTTGCACCAACGTAGCGTATGTCCAGCCCATCAGAGTATCTCCACCGTAACGTCTGTTAACTCACCAAGTGCCTGTGACCCTTCAGCGGATACAGATACATCTTCCGTGGCCAGAACTTCAACAACGCCAACCTGCGTAATCCCCTGCAACAGGTTGTACTCTATAAACGGGAAAATGTCAGTACCAACTGGTACGTCCATCGGCTCAATACGAGATGGTCTTGGAGCAACCAACGCCTGTGGCTCAGGTGGCGGAAAGATCGGGTCCAACTGAGGATGCTTCGGCTCCCAGCATTCCGTGCAGGTCCTCAGACCATTCCACTCTTTTGCCAGCAAATGATAATCGTATTGAAATCCGCACCTGTCGCAGATCGCAATGGCGTATTTGCCGTTTGCAAAAAGACCCATGGGTTACCCCAACCGATAGTTGGACCGAGAAGGCGTCAATCTTAAAGATGCCCGATCACGATCTTCCGTGGCAGCACGTTCAAACTCTTCCTCGTAGATCGCCTTCAGCATCTGAATACGGTCAGGGGCCTTTTTGATTGCAATGTAATACGCCAATCCGGCAGCAAGACACGGATAAAAGCGGAACGGAATCTGCATGGTATTCACGCCAGAATTGGCATCGTCCAACCGCACCAGCTTATCGACCACCAGAGTGTAGGTTGTGTCAGGCTTCGGCCAAACATACACGACAGGAATAATCTTGCGGTCTACAAAATACTGTACAGGACGACCGATACTCAGCTTGTTCGGGATGTTCTGATAGATCTCGCGGCTGATCCGGTCGATTGTGAGATCAGACTGAGACGCTGTACCAATCCCAGAACTATCTCTTATAACAGCAGTGATGATGTCAATCACACTTGATGTCAGCGTGTAGGATTCATTGTTGGCAGTAAGCGCAATATTTTCTTGGACAATCGTCCACTGGTTCAAACCACGGTTTGCCCACTCAGCAAGAAGCAAATTCAAGCTACGGCGAGCCGTGCGCTGGTCGTATCCTGTACGGATCTCAATGCCACAACGCTCAAATGCCTCTTCGATGTAGTCGGCTACATCTAACTCAAATGTCTTCGTGCCAGAAACTGTCATATCAACTCATCTTGCAAGGTTTCATACGAATAACTATTCCGCCACCACGGCTTACAACAGAGCCGCCCTTACTCATCTTCTTTGCCTTGCCTTCGCCCATGACACGCATACGCTTCATTACACGCATCGGTTTCATAGGCTTTACAAGGCCGCCCTTGGCAAATCCGGCAGTAGCACCCATCTGTCCGGTTGTCTTATTCATACCAACAAGGGCAGGATTTGTCTGCTGCGTTGTTCCCTGCGGCTGACCAAAAGCATTCCCCTGCATCCCGTAATCCATTGGTGAAGCATATGGAGATGCCTGTGGCGCAGCAGGGGCAGGTGCCTGTGCTGTCCCAAGACTTGCCATACCAATCGGAGGAGCAGCCCCAACCGCACCACCATCAGCATATTTGCGAGTACGGTTCATCATCTCAACGTCCCCCTGCTCTACCAAATCCCTTGATAGCAATACCACAACCGCGCTTTGACGAACGCTTGGCTGTTACTAAGCCGCCTTTAGCTTTGCTTACGGGCTTCTCTCCCTTGAACTTCATGTCCTCCAGTTTATATCCACCCTCGGGATAAAGAGACTCACTAATTTTCTGCGGGATTGTCCGAGTGTCTGACTTATCTGCGGGTTCAATAGCAGATTGCTTTTTCGTGGGAAATCTTCCGGGCAAGTCAGACATCGGCTTATCAAAACTTCCGGGAATTGCTTTTTTCGTAGGGATAAAATCTTCAAGTTCCGGCTTCTTGTACTGGTTCATGCCCATATCTTCGGCCTTGAACCCTTTTGTCTGCTTTGGCGTAATATCGTAGTCCTCAAGTTCACTACGATCTACTTTTCCAACCTTTGGAAGAGTGTCCATAATATCGGTGCCACTCTTCATCCGCGCACCACCGCGATTGGATTCGGTCTTGGGAGGGGCCATCTTCGTGTTGTACTTCTTGCCCTGAAATTCAAACGTGCTTTCTCCAGCATCCAGTGCCGAACGAAACGCTACATCAAACTCTTTGCGAATTGAACTTGCCATCTTACTTACTCCTCTTCTTCGACATACCAGCCTGTGATAAGGCAATGGCGATTGCTTGTTTAGGGTTCTTTACCACAGGACCCTTCTTACTGCCCGTATTTAAGGTGCCAGCCTTAAACTCGCGCATCACCTTGCTGATCTTCTTTTGAGCCTTCATGGTCAATCACCTATAGCTGGATGTCTTAGCAGCAATCTTGGGAGGCTGTTTTACAAACTGCCTCCCCTTTGCCTTACCTGCACGTTTAGCCTTCGTCGTCGCAGCATACTCCGAAGGAGTAAGAGCCTTAATGGCAGCTTCCGGCAAATACCTCTCGCCTGTCTTACTGGACGGCTTACCAGATTTGGTACGCCATTTTTGATCAGACCAGTTCTTCAAGGATTGCTGTGGAGCCTTCATTAGTCCCTATATCCTCCGCCCTTTGCCTTGTACTGCTTCGCCAGCATCTGCGCCTTACGGGCAGACCACTGACCAGCAGCCGTACCTTGCACGGCTGCGCTCTTGATTTTGCTAAACAAAGCCTTCCTCATGGTAGGCTTTGTGTAGTTACCTGAAGCATTTACACCAGACTTCTTTACAGGCAACCCACCCTCCTTTAGCTTTTGCCACGACCTTTTGGCTTACCAATAGCAATCATGATCGCCATGCCACGGCCCTTTGGAGCCATGCCACCCTTCTTCATGGCAAGACCTTTGCCCTTGGCAGCCATACCACCCTTTTTCATGCCCGTTAGGCCCTTAGACATTGCGCTTAATGCTGACCCTGCGCCACCCGACATAGGCGACGGAGAACCCATGGGCTTACGCGGACCATTTGGATTCCGTGGACCTAATGGGCCATCAACCATCGGTTTCCGTGGACGCGGCATAGGACGCGGCATAGTTGGGGATGCACCGGGCTTTGGAGATTGCCCCGGCACGGGCTTTGGAGATTGCCCCGGCATAGGACGTGGCATAGGACGTGGCATAGGACGTGGCCTGTTTGGATCAGCTGGTTTCATGGTAGTCTCCTTAACGGTTTTCAACTAAACGATCTATTTTCTCTTCAAACCGATCAAATCTCTTGATGAGTTGGTCTAGATCGTTATGAAGATCTACTCGGGTGACATAGTTTCGGGCTATGTCCTCCCTTGTATTTGCAGTATGGCGAAACAATTCGTTAATCCTGCCATTAAGATACACCAAAACCCACGCCGTAGGAATGAAGATTATTGTTAAAAGTATATTCCAGACAAACTCTAATCCAACCATCATGTCAGCACTTCCATCTTTTACGTGCCTGACGAAGACGGCTGTTGGGGTTTTTTGCAGCTTCCGGGAACATCTTCGCTTGTCCCGCTGATCTTGCACAGAAGGACTTGCGGCGTTTAGCCCGCTCTCCTGTAGGCTTGTCTTCTGTCACGGCAGTCTTTAACTTCGATCCGGGATTGGCACGACGGAATGCTTTGACACCTTTTTCTGTCATGCCAGCACCGGACTTCGTTTTACGGAAGTTGCCGGATTTGACAGATGTCTTAATCCCCATGCCCTTTGCCATCAGAAGTTCTTTGTCATCTCAAGAACAATCGTATACCTGTCTCCAGCAGTGGCCCCGACAGTGGTAAACATAATGTCTCCTGTCTTACCCGCACCAGAGTTATTAGTTATTCCACCAAACCTTGAGAACTCGAACGAGACGAATTGATCTGCGCCAATAGTGTAGCAAACAACGTCCGTTGACGCATCCCAAAGGATGTCCACACCCATGCCAACCGTCATAGCATCCAGTGTAACAATGTTGACCCCGGTGCAAGATGCTCCTTGGAATTTCGTCAAAGCCGAAACGTCTACTTTAAGAACGGCGGACTCACCCGTTCCATCGGAGATATTGGTAAATTTCATGACGGCTGTTCTTGTGCCATCAAAAATTATCTGTGAAGTTACTGCATCTGCCATGTGATCTATCCTTCAAATAAGTGGAAGGGGTGCCAGATATTGACACCCCTCAAATCACATTACGGAACGTAGGTGCCGTGCTGAATGTAGTTCACTTTTAGAAAACCAGTACCCGTGCCTGTGTTTGTTGATGTAACCACGATCTTAATATCGGACGTTCCAACATTGATCCAAGTACCAATTCGGGTTGCATCTGCACCTGCCGTAGCATTAATAATCCCAAGTGTACCACCTGCAACTGCCCCAGCCGCTGTAATTGCTGTTGCAGAAATCGTCGTGCCAATACCAAGAGTGGTAGCTGCACCGCTCCAGATAGCAGTTACATAAAGTTGAATACCTGTGATCGTGCTACCCGCTGGGATAACAATGGAGGTTGTATAAACGCCCGCAGACCCGCCGTTGGTGGCCTGTGTAATTTCTTGATGCTGTGAAAGAACAACTTCGCCGACGTTATTAACGTCTGTGCCAAGCGTCGTACCCGTTGTAGATTTGATGGTGCCAGCGCGTATCGGGCCAGTAAAGGTCGTCGTACCCATGAGGATCTCCTGTCGTTGGGTTGTCTGCCACAGTGGCAGTCAGGGATTGCAAAACTCTACAATAAAAAAAGGGCTGACACAAGGCCAGCCCTTTCATATTTCTGTCAGTGACAGATTTTATGCACCCTGCGAACCGTACATGGCGCGAGGATCAGACCAACCGAAGCTATAACGCTCACGGGCCTTGTAACGAGCGTTGCCCGTTTCAAAGTCACCTTCCATAGCCGTCTTGATCGGGCTACGGACAAAGTGCTTCATGCCGTTTGGTGCGTCTGTCTTGATGAAAAACGCATCAGGATCGGTCAGGAAGTGGTTAACACAGAAGCCCTGTGGCATATAACCACCCGTCTTGATCGCATTGATGTCATTATCAGCAGTACCAACACGCTGTTCCGACTTCAAGATACGCTCTGCGGTGAACTGAAGAGCAGATGGGATGATCAGCTTCATGCCACGGAGGGCAATCTTCAGACCACGCTCGTCGATGAACGCTGCAATGTCGATCAGAGCCTGTTCGAGAGAAGTCTCGTTAAGATCTGCCTGAGTTGCAAGCGTGTTCGACAAGTTACCGCCGCCAGTTGTAGGATGTGCGCTGTTGATCAACGAAACACCGTCGCCGCCCTTATAGGACGAGGAAAATGCGTTGTTGAGGACAGAAGCAGCCTTCACCTGTTTGGTGTTGGACATCGACCGTGCAAGAGCGCGGGTATAACGAGCCGACAGCTTGTCATACAGGTTATCTTCCACTGCCTCTTCCGTGATGGCGAATGCAAGAGCAATCGTCTCATGGGTGTAGCGAGCAGTGAAGGCTTCACCAGCGGTGTCGTACGAGATGGCCGCGCCTTCGCCCTTTACAGGGGCTTGGCCGAAGCCGGAGAGCATGACCTCTTCCTCGAATGCACGGTCAGAATTTTCCGTGTCGAAGATTTCGGAATGCTCATTGTCGTAACGGTCGTACTCCAAACCGAAAAGGGCGTTAAGACCCGGCTCCAGTTCTTTGAGGAGTTGTGAACGAGTAATAGCCATAGTTCATTACTCCTTAAATACCCGCGCCAGTGCCATTGGCATTGTAACGGTAGAAGTGATTGTTAAGCAACACAATCGCCAGACGCCCAGCAACCGTTGCATCAGAGTTCGCAGGAGTATCCTCGAAGCCCAGAATGCGAAGGTTAAGGGTGTTGGTGGTGTTAGCCGTTGAAACTGCCAACTCACCTGCGGACAAACCAGAGGTCGTTGAACCCGTGGTAGCCGTTGCAAAGTTAGCATTTGCGTGGATGATAGAGTCGGCGGCAGCCGCATCGCAGTTGATCAGGAACGTCTGATCAGGATGTGCAGAAATGATAGCCGTAGCCGCAGAACCACTAAGGACCGCAGCCGTACCGGGCCAGAAAGGTGACCACTTAGGTTTACCTGTCAGGTCGATATAGTTACAGCCAAGAAACGCACCTAGAATTGGAACAGTACCACCGGCAGCCGCGCCAACAACGTCAATCATACCGTTTGTCAATGGAATCACAGGAGTACCCTGATAGATTACCGAAGACGTTCCAGCAGTTGCCGATGTCTGAATGTTGAATACAACATCACCGTTGGTATTTGCACCGCTTCCAAGCATACGATACGGGCGAAGCCCGAATGCGGCATCAATATTTGCCATTGCTTAGATCCTTATGTTATTCGGCTGCACGATTGCCGCCGAAAGTGACTCTAGATTGCCGTTCAGGTTTAATAATCGGCATGGACGGGTGTTGATCTCTCATCAGGTCGTTATCAACCGCGTCAAGCTGTTGCTGCGCTTGGCGGTTATAATAAGCAGTACGCTGATTTACCAGATCTACGGGAATACGCGCTAGGACAAGACCCCCAACTGCAATGACGCCAGCATGTTTGCCGTTATCAATCGTGGGAAGATCCCAATCTGGGTATTCTTCGGCGCGAACGAGTTCAAACCCTTCGCGAAGTCGTGCGGACATGTTCTTCCGATCATCAACACCTGCGGCCTCCATTCGGAGCCAACGGTGCCTAAAACCCTCCGGTGCGGGGGGCGCGTCCAAAGAGGACGGTGGTTTCCAAGTCGTAGGTCGTGCGGCCTTGGAGCGGACGGTATCTTCGCGTTTCGAGCGATCCATAATCAGTTTCTCTCTGCTTGCTTCAGATTTACCTGCCGGGCGTACTGTTCATAACTCAGCCCCAGTGCTTTGGCAATCTTTTTTTGTGAAGTGGAAAGGTCGTCACCCTTGACAGCCTTGTTTGTTTTTTGTGCGCTGGTGGGCCGCGCACCTCCGACAGCGGATGCCAGCTTGGTTCCCTTGGCAAATTTATGCGGGAAATCATTCCGAATACGCTTGTCCAACTCACGATAATACGCATCACTCGAAGGATTGAACCCCTCTGCAACAAGATCATTGTGAGTGTCGTAGGCCGTGTATGTCATAGCCTTATCAGAGCCGAACCATTCATTACGCTCCGCCCACTGCTGGGCCTTCTCGTCAGGAACTGGTTCTCTTCGAGGAGCAGCAACTTGCTGTGCAGACTGTTTGTCATACAACGTCTGCTGTTCCTGTTGATACTTGTAGTTGCGGATCTTGTCGCGTTCCAGTTCAAGCCTTGCAAGATACTGGTTAGCTTCAAGCTGTTTATCCGTGTCACCAGTGTCAACCGCAGACCGATACTGGTCCTTGTAAAGCTGCTCTTGGACCTTGATCCGCGTGTCAGCTTCTGTCGTGTACGACTGATCCAGAAGTGATGTACGCTTTTGCATAGCATCAAGCTGGCTCTTGACAGATTTGGCATAGTCCAGTGCCGCCTGTTCACGACGCTCGGTTTCACGGACTTTATAAGTCAGCTTACCAATACGCTTCCTGACAGATTCACTTTGGGAGGCTAGGTCGTCATCGTCGTCTTTCGGCTCCGCTTTGACCTCTACCTCAACATCTTCGTCATCTGACGACTCTTCGTCCACAACGGTTACTTCAACATCTTCATCATCTTCATCTTCAAACATGGTAACTCCTTAATGCGCTGTTAGACATTCATGATGTCTTCTGGATCAGCGATGGTTGCGATGACCTCATCATCGTTTAGGATACGAACTTCACCGCCATCAATCTTGAAGCGTGAACCCGCATAGCGACCGAATAGAATCCAGTCGTTCTTCTTGCACCACGGACCTGCGGTGAATTTGTTTTCGTCCCCGTAAGCGTCTGGTCCAACTGCCAGAACAAGCCCGACGACGGTGGCAATGGTCTGTCTCTCGACATACTCATCAGCCAAATGAATACCGCCCCGTGTCTTACCTATGCCAC